AAGAGGATGTTGAACGACATACCTCGGACAGCACTTGCAGACGTAGAAGCTGCCAATATCTTACTGCCATTTTCTAGTTCCAAGGATCCTTTGTTCCAGGATATAATACCCTGTTGCATCCATTTAGGCAAGTTTTCGTATGCAGTCTGTAATCTGCTGAGGAGTTCTCTAGCAGTTGCTGCTTTGTTTGCTAGGATGCCGATATTCACACTGTCATTAAAGACAGCATAATGCAATAGATAAGATACCACGGTTGTAGACTTACCAGTCTGTCGTGGCATCTTACAGATATTAAATCTGTTCTCATGGAAGTTGTGAATCAGTTTCTCCTGGAAGTCATAAGGATGAAACTGTGTTAGACCTTCATCAAGAGAAACGATCTTGATGTAGTTGTTGGCAAAATAGACGGGATCTTCTTTACACTTAACAAATTCAAGAACCTGCTCCTGAGTAAACTCAATCGCAGTATTCGCTTTTTTTAGATTAGGATTACCAAGATATACTTCACTCATAAATTAATCAGCAATTCCACGCTCTAAGGGACTTATTGATTCTGCTATCTGGATCGTTAGCAGTTTTGGAAGAAGTCAGTTTCTTCTTCATACCTTTCATCCTCGCACAAAAGCTCTTTCTACGAGGGTTCCCAACTTTCTTTGAAGGTCTCTTAAGATCGCTTCCTGGGTTTTCACGTTCATACGACTTCCGGCCTTTTTCATTCAATCCTCCTGATTTAGCTTTGCCTTCTTTTTTGGTCCAAGCAGCACCTTCTTCTAGTGTCCCCTCGGAATCCACAATCTGTCCTTCTGATACTTCTCCGTTGCTGCCATTAACTCCAATATTTTCTCCTCCTTGGTCTTCAGTTTCTTCTGAGACTCTGAGGAATGATTGTCCTGGTTCATAGCTTGAGACTTGAAAACTTTGTACTCTTGCGCCAGGGTATACCTTGTCGATCTGATCCTGAACATCGGATCTACTAGGCATTTTGGTGTTTGGGAAGAACATTCTAAGGGTGAGGTATTTACCTCTCCAGTTGAACATTACAAAGATTAAATTACCAGTCTTAGCAGGAATTCTGACCGCTTCTTTTACAAGATCTGGACATTCCTTCTTACCATGAACTGGACACTCCTCACCCTCATGGGTATGCATACATCCTTTCTTCTCATCTAGAGGAGTTTTTGATATTAATTCTAATTCTTCTTTTTTGGTTTTCTTAACGCAGTTTGGATATCTTTTTCCAAACATGGTTTTCATTCCTTTCTTTTCGTAACCAGGCCAGCACTTTTCCCCAAGCATTTCACTTCCAATTCCTTGGGAGGGTTGTAATGGTTCTGGTTTGATTAAGTCGATAAATTCGACATAGGTTCTTCCCGATGCATCTTC